AAGAGTAGCCAAGCTACAGGACATTCCATTCAAGCTAGTGACATGGCCTCACGATGAGTGGCAGACAGAAGTAAAAGGATCGTATCAGTTAGCTGAACAGTTAGGTGATATGCAAAGGCAGAGTATTGTGGACACAGGAGCTAAGTTCAACATGCTATGCCCACTGGCAGGATCGACAGACATAGGCAAGAACTGGAAGGATACCCATTGAGTATACTAGGGATAATTATTTCTATCTTTCCTCTAATTTATCTCTTGACAAGCTATGTCTTTTCGTGTATATTAAACAAATCAGCAACGCCAAAAGGAGATAACAATGGCAAAAGCTAAAACTAAATACGGTGTATTTGAAGGCTCACTTTACTATGCCCGACTACACACCGACAACATGGATGACAGTGAGTACCATGAACGTACTCAAGGTCAATACAATACTGTGTTCATCCCAAAGGATGACGAAGAAGTCAACCGCATGGTAGACCTTGGGTTTCCTACTGAGTCAATGGGAAATCAAATGATCAAGGAATACAGTGTAGCTGATGGACGTAAGGGTATGAAACTCAAGCGTCCGAATGTTCATCCATCTGGCATCGAAGACTTTGGTGGTGCTCCTTCTGTAACCAAGGGTGTAACCAACTCCCCTTGGGATTACATTGAGGATGGTGCTCTAGGTAACGGTACTACAGCCAAGGTAAAAATCTCTATCTATGGGGAAGGTTCAACCGCATCTGTCCGACTAGAGAAGGTGGGTGTCTTGGAGCACGTTCCATACGAGGAACTAGAACTAGAGGATCGTTGGTAGGATGAACAACAGGCGCAACCCAATGGCTAAGGACTTGAGGCAACCCAAGTATAAGCCAAGGGTTGTGCCTGACAAAAAGAAACCTAAGCCAGTACGTAAAGAGAAACACAAAGGATCGAAGGATGATTGAGGCAACATACGTTGACCATATGGGTAGTGATCTTAGTGTGGTCAATGCAGCTAGGGTTAGCTTTGGTAAGAAGAGTGAATGGGATTGGGCAGAGGTAGACGGAGAAGGTAACTTAGATGTACTAGAGCAGCGACTATCTGACCATGATACCAAGCTGATCCGTTACTTAGCCAAGCACAAACATATGTCACCATTCGGTCATGCCTTTGCTACCTTCCATGTCAAAGCACCTATCTTTGTGGCACGTCAGCTAGTGAAGCATAAGTTCCTACGATGGAATGAGATCAGCCGTAGGTATGTGGATGATGAGCCTGAGTTCTATGAGCCTGATGTTTGGCGTGGCAGGGCTGATGATAAGAAACAAGGCAGTGCAGGTGTTGTAGATATACAAAAGTCTTTCTTTATTGTTGATCCTATAACTGATGAAGAATCACAAAACACGGATCGTATTCCAGAAACCTTAAATGAGTATATAATAACTGCTTACAGAGACTTAATACTTTCTGGTGTATGCCCAGAGCAAGCACGTATGATACTACCACAGTCCACTATGACCGAATGGTATTGGTCAGGTAGCTTGGATGCATTCTCTGATATGTGCCTACTGCGTTGTGCTAGTGATACACAGGTAGAGACACAAGAGGTAGCTAATCAGATCAGTCTCAAGATGCATGAACTATTCCCTGTGTCATGGATGGCACTAGCTAAAGGAGAATGAAGATGAGTGAAGCAGAACTATATTCAGTAGCAGGTATCGCAGTTTGTTCAGGGACTATCGGTTTCGTAGTTGGCATGAAGATAGCATGGGATGACGCTAAAGAAATTTACTGGCCTTATGTATCTGGAGATAAGAAATGATACTCTCAGATACTTTACTGTGGCTGATCTGTATTAATTTTGGATTGACAATAGGTCTTCTTCTCATAACATACGACATGAAAAAGAAACTACTCAATAAGGAAAAGTAAAGTGTACGCAGTTGAGATTGAGATTGAACTAGGTGAGTTCACCTATGTCCGTAAGGAAAACCCTTGGACAGAAGACCATAAGGTGTGGGTGTTTGGCAACCTACACGATGCAGAAGAAGAAGCTAAGAGGTGGTGTACAGGAAGAGTAGTGTCTTACATCAGGCCAATGTCTAAGGATGAGAGACAAAGATCAGAAGAGAAGGGTCAAGCTAATGTCTAAACAAGTGCTAGTAGATGGAGACACCTTTGCCTATCGTGCTGCTTTCTCTTGTGAAGACAGTAGCTTAGACGATGCAATTGATAAAGTAGATGAACTTATAGATGATGCTTTGAACAAGGTTATGTGGGAAGTATCTGAGGATGGGTTTCAGGTGTTCCTTACTGGCAAAGGTAACTTCAGGTATGACATAGCTATTACCTATGAATACAAAGGAAACAGAAAGGGAGCAGAAAAACCCCGACACCTACAAGGCATCAGGGATCACATGATAGCTGAATGGGGTGCTATAGTATCTGAGGGTGAAGAGGCAGATGACCTCATAGGTATCTGGTCTACTGACTATGGGTCTGACTGTCTTGTTGTGTCAGTTGACAAGGACATGATGCAGTTACCCTGTCACCACTACAACCCTAACAGACGTTCATTTTCTAGGGTATCCAAGGTAGGCGGTAATAGGTTCTTCTATTCACAAATACTGACAGGAGATAAAGCTGACAACATCATAGGTCTGTATGGCATAGGTCCAAAGAAAGCTGAGAGAATACTTGAGGACTGCGAGAGTGAAGAGGATATGTATGAGGCTTGCCTGAGGAGCTACAATGGTGACGAAGATAGAGTGATAGAAAATGGTAGGCTTCTGTGGTTACGTAGGTTTGTAGGTCAGATATGGGAGCCACCTAAATGCACTACCGATCAGGCTTAGAGGAACGTACAGCCAAGTACTTAAGAAGTCTAAAGGTTAAGTTCACATACGAAAAGATGAAGATCAAGTGGCAAGACCTAAGACACAGGACTTACACACCTGACTTCGTACTTGACAACGGAATAATAATTGAGACAAAGGGACGGTTCATTCCCTCAGACAGAAGCAAACACTTAAGGATAAGGGAACAACACCCTGACCTAGACATAAGGTTTGTATTCAGTAATCCTAATGCTAGACTATACAAAGGTTCTAAATCTACATATGCGAGTTGGTGTGAGAAGTATGGTTTTAAATATGCTAAAGAAAAAATACCTGTTGAGTGGATAAAAGAAAGGAAAGGTACTTGACAATGCTTGATGAAGAGAGTAAAATACGTGCTCTTGCTGATAACTATGACCTAGATTTTTTACTGGAAGAAAGTGATGTAAGGGTTATGCACGTTATCAAGTACCTAGTTGATGAAGGTTTCTTAGACCTTGATGACTACTTTAACTTTGATGCTGAACTAGAAGAATGGAGAAGATTAGAGGAATGATAAACGAACATGACATAGAGGCGTTTAAGGCTTATCAAAACTATGATTTAACCTTAAACGAATACCAACGAAAGGCTAGAGAGACAGCCATCTACCCTGCAGGTGCTTCGATACTGTACCCTGCCTTGGGACTAGCAGGGGAAGCAGGTGAGGTAGCTAACAAAGCTAAAAAGATTATCAGGGACAACAAACTAGACAGAGAAGGCATGGCAAAAGAACTAGGTGATTGCCTTTGGTATATAGCTGCACTGGCTAAAGACTTAGGTTACAATATGTCAGACATAGCTCAGAATAACTTAGATAAACTAGACCGTAGGAAAAGGTATGGAACAATTAAAGGGGAAGGTGATGATAGATAACTATTTACCAACTGACTACCAGACATTCATAGCTACTAGCCGTTATGCTAGGTGGTTAGAGGACGAACAGTGCCGTGAGAGTTGGGCTGAGACAGTTGATCGTTACATGGATAATGTTGTCAAACGTGCCTTAGATATAGACACAATAGCTATTGCCTCAGAAATCAAAGAGGCTATCCTTGGCTTAGAAGTTATGCCTAGCATGAGAGCTATGATGACCGCAGGTGCAGCACTAGACAGGGACAACACATCAGGTTACAACTGTAGTTACCTACCCGTAGATGACCCTAAGTCCTTCGATGAGGCTATGTTTATTCTCTTGTGTGGCACTGGCGTTGGGTTCAGTGTCGAGAGGCAGTTCATCAGTAAGCTGCCAGAAATCCCTGAACTCTATGATAGTGAAACCATCGTTGTAGTCAGAGACAGTAAGGAAGGTTGGGCTAAGTCCCTTCGTCAAGTGATAGCACTCCTGTACAGTGGAGAAATTCCTCAGTGGGATGTATCTAAGGTACGTCCTGCAGGTTCAAGACTTAAGACCTTTGGTGGTAGGGCAAGTGGACCTGCACCTCTTATTGACCTATTCAATTTTGTTGTCAGAGTATTTAAAGAGGCACAGGGACGTAAGCTATCAAGTATTGAGTGCCATGATATCATGTGCAAGATTGGTGAGGTAGTTGTAGTCGGTGGTGTACGTAGGTCAGCTATGATCTCCTTGAGCAACCTGAGTGATGACCGTATGCGTCATGCTAAGTCAGGTTCATGGTGGGAGAATGATCCTCAACGTGCCTTGGCTAACAACAGTGTTAGTTATACAGAGAAACCCGATGCGGTATCCTTCATGCGTGAATGGATGGCATTAGTTGAGAGTGGGAGTGGTGAACGTGGTATCTTCAATCGTGAAGCAAGTAAGAAACAGGCTGCAAAAAATAACAGACGCAATCCTGACCATGAGTTCGGAACTAATCCTTGTAGCGAAATTATCTTACGGCCTTACCAGTTCTGCAATCTTACAGAAGTTGTGGTACGAGCCACAGATACGTTGGAAGACTTGGCTAGAAAGGTTAGATGTGCCACAATACTTGGGACGATCCAAAGTACATCCACAAGGTTCCCTTATTTGCGAAAGGTGTGGCAACGAAATACAGAAGAAGAACGACTGCTCGGTGTGTCTCTCACAGGGATAATGGACAACAAGTTAATGACAACAGCTAACAAAGGTTTGGAGAGTACCCTTGTTTATTTACGGAATGAAGCAATATCTACGAACAAGGAATGGGCAGATCGTCTTGGCATTGAGCCTAGTACTGCTATTACTTGTGTCAAACCAAGTGGTACAGTCTCGCAACTCGTTGACAGTGCCTCTGGAATACATGCCAGACATTCAGACTACTACATTAGAACCGTTAGAGGAGATAACAAAGACCCCTTGACACAGTTTATGAAGGATCAAGGTATACCTAATGAACCAGATGTAATGAAACCTGACGCAACAACTGTGTTTAGTTTCCCTATCAAGTCTCCTGATGGTGCGGTAGTAACCAAAGACTTAACAGCTATCCAACAACTTGAGACTTGGTTAGTTTATCAAAGGTTCTGGTGTGAACATAAACCAAGTATAACTGTTAACGTCCAGAAAAATGAGTGGCTTTCTGTAGGTGCATTTGTATACGAACACTTCGATGAGATGTCAGGTGTGTCATTTCTGCCATACAACGAGCACACATATCAGCAAGCACCCTATCAAGAGGTTGGACAAACTGACTATAATATGCTATTATCACTTATGCCAGAGAAGATTGATTGGACTAAACTATCGGAGTATGAACAAGAAGACAACACAGTGGGTATGCAAACGATGGCTTGCTCAGGTGATGTCTGTGAAATAGTGGACTTAACATGACAGCTAAACGTAAATTCAACAAGGCAGCTTATGATCTCTACGATCAGACAGCTAAAGATAAACTGGTGGCTCTTCTCTCTGAGAGGGGTCACACCATAATCTCATCAGAGGAAGACTACTATGCTGATGTTGTCTCTCAGAAGGAAGGGTACACCTACTTCAATGAGGCAGAGGTGAAGACAGCTTGGTCAGAAGATTGGCCTACCCATTGGAAGGAGATACGTATACCTGAACGGAAGAAACGATTACTAGCTAAGTATCAGGATGAGAAAGGTGTCTTAAACTTCTATGTATTCCGTAAGGATATGAAACAAGTATGGAGAATAAAAGATACACAATTAACAGATGAGTCCTTGAAAGAGGCTTTCGGAAGGTATATATCTAAGGGTGAGAAGTTCTTTCATATACCTTACACAGAAGCGGAGTTAATAAATGTCTGACCTAGTAAACGAACCACCCCACTATGGTGACGGAGAGATTGAGTGTATCGACTACATGAAGGACAACATGGATGCTATGATGTTCATGGGTTATCTTGAAGGCAACACCAAGAAGTACTTACACCGTTACCGTTACAAAGGTAAGCCAGTAGAGGACTTAAAGAAAGCACGTTGGTATCTAGACAGACTAATACAGGAGATGGGAGGATGATATTTGTTCCGATAGTACTAGCTTGTTCCTTAGACTACTCAGGTTGTAGAGGGTACACAGCTAGTACTGCCTTCTTGTCTATGAGGGAGTGTCAGATGTCTGTTCGAGAAGGTATTAATAATCTATTAGAAAAGAACCTTATCGTACTTGACTTTAAGTGTGTAGCCTTTAATACAGACGAAGCATAAAAAAAAGGAGAGCTAAAAGGCTCCCCTACGTTCTTTTCTTTCCTGATGCAGTCGTTGACCACTTGACTTTCTTTGGCCCTGTCTTTTTCTTGGCCTCAGATTTACTGATCTTACCTGCTACTGACTTAGGCCGACACGCAGGGTAGCCTCGTTTCTCACCCTTCTGTCTGCCACAAGGTTTGCCTGTCTTGACATCACGCCAATCCTCAGCAAACCATTTTCCTAGGCCACCCTTAGCCATATCAACAGCAGTCACATTTTGGGTTACACTTACGATTTAGTAAAGCACACCAAAGTCTTTTTAAATATTTCATCATTACTTTTTCCTCTTCACCCTGTTATCTTTGCCTGTCCACTTACCACCCTTGGACTTATACCATTTAGATGCCCAAGCATTAGCATATGCTGATGGGTATACCTTGAATTTCTTCTTAGCTTCTGACTTAGCTCTTGACCACAGAGAGGGGTTAGTTGGTGTAGGCATTGTGTTTCTTTCTTAAAGTTTATCCATGTAGTACATTAATCCTAGAAGACCAAATCCTGCTGTTAGGACAACCAGTAAGATTATACAACCCCATAGAACTATCTGGTCAAACAACTCTTGCTGTTTCTTTTTCTTAGCTGCTAAGTCTTTTTTCTTCTGTACTCGTATGTCCTTACGTAAAGCAAGTAGTTCATTCCATGCTGAGAAACCTCTAGTAGATATTACGATAGCCCTTAGCTGTTCCTCAATATCGTCGGCTTGCTTACGTTTAACGAATGTGTCTAAGGCTTCTTCATTAGCTGACGAAAAGGGACTACTCTTTTTCTTTTCGTGGTTAGACTTAGCTGAGTCAATGGCATCGAACAGAGAGCCTAAGTCCTTAGCTAAGGATGCTATTTCTTTCCCTGCAGATATACCTGCCTTGACACCTGCAAATATTGTAAGTGGGTCCATTCATGCTACCACAAAATCTATTAGTTTCCCTTGGGGAAGTTTATTGTTTGGTCTGTGAGGGTGGTAGGCATAGGGTTCTTCATGCCTGTATGTGTTGGCCTTCTTATCTACAGCCTTATGTGTTTCCTGTACTCTAGTTTCCTTATCACTCTTGCCTGACTCAAAGACAATATTCTTGTGAGTATCAAAAGGCATGAAGGGTAGAGGGAAGTGGGCTAGTAAAGTATTCTTTACCATTTCTTACATGACCAGTAACGTGCTGTAAACTTATCCTTAGCTGTATCACACTTATGTCTAGCCCTGAATGATTTTCTGCGCTTGGGATTAGATTTCTTAATGGTCATGTTGGCATCCCCAAACCTAATAATCTTTTCCTTACCGTCCTTACAAGCCTTGACAACAAACTTCTTGCCGCCTGAAACCTGACGTTTAGGACTGTTGCACTTCATTTTTGATTTGTCTATCTTAGCCACGGTATCTTCCTAATGTTATTGTCTTAAGGAAACCTCTCCAGATTTCTATAGGAGAGGGGAGCATCCACCCAAGGATCATCATAAGGATAACCCATGTGGGTATGTCTTGGTTCATAACCTTCACACTTTCGATGGCTCCGTCTACACTGAAGCCACCTGTTGATTGGTCAACTGCTACGTTCTCACCTGATATGTCACTACTCTGATCTAGTAGGGACTGATTATTCTCAGCACCTACCTGAGTGTTAGCATTAACATTTGTACCTGAGCCACCACCACCTAGTCCACCTAAGAGAGACATAGGGTTGAGGCAAGCACTGAGTGTAAGACATAGTAGTATGGCTACAAAGAGTTTCACTGATCAGCCTTCTTTTTAATAAGAGATATTATTCTTTCTCCAAAAGTTAGTTCATCTTTAAAAGTTTTAGATACAGCCCCTCTGTCTTGGACACCTTGTTTGTTTAAAACACCATGAGGTGCTATCATTCTAGCCTGTAAATCCTTAAAAGAACTGGTGTATAAACTTGAAAACTCTTCCATATTAGCTTTTATAATATTTTCCATTTTTGAATCTTGAGTAAAGAACGGTTCAACATGAATTGTATTGCTAACGCCTCTTTTGTTTTCAGACCTAGTTTTAACTCCCCTATTTTTATAGTTTTCGTAACCGTGTTTTGCAGCAAAATCTACAACTAATTGATTAAATCTTTCAGCAGCAGCCCTTACTTCTGGGGAAGAATTATCTGGAACGATAACTTCGGTTCCACTGCCACCTTTAAAAGAGTTAAAGTCGAGAGAAATATTGTATAACCCGCTTGATGGTTTCCAACTAGCCCTTGTACCCTCAGAAATAATTAAGTCACCAACCTTTGTTTCAGGTCTAGCTTTTGGTCTTAGACTACTGCCCTCTTCTAAATTACTTACTGCCGCAGGTTGAGCAATTTCTGTTACCTCACTTTGGTTTAAGTTAATAGGTTCTACAAGACCTGTGGAAGCCATTCTGTCAACAGCAGGTACAATAATTTCTTGACCTATTTGAAGAAGATTAGGGTCTTTTATTTGAGGATTAGCTTTTAAAAACTCTTCTTTGTTATAGGGATACTTTTCTACAATACTATCAAGAGTGTCTCCCTTTTCAACTACAATCTTCTGACCTGCTTCAAACCCTCTAGCTCCTGTCCGACTTTCTTGAGCAGCAGAAGTATCTCTAAAAGACCCAAGGTTTTGCTCTGCTGCACCTACACTAAATTGGTCACTAATTTTTTTCATTTCTGCGTTTAGGTGAGCATTAGAAATAACACCTGATTGATATATTATATCTACTAAACCTTTAAAGGTTGCCTCAAGTGCCTTAAGCCCATCAAAATTATCAAGGGCAGGGGAGGGTGGTACTATATCACCAGACGTAACCGTTGGTTGATCAGGTATAGCTCTACGAGCATCAGGTGCTTCACTTACAGAAACATTTGGATCAACGATACCTTTAATACTTAGTAAAAAATCAGTCATGTTATTGCCCTGTCCATTTAACAGTAAGATCAGTATCAGGGTTACGAACCCAAGAATTTGGAGGTACTTGAGTTCTAAGTATTTCTGTCCACCCTGACTCAGGTCCGTATAATACATATGGATTGTTGAATGTACCTGCATCTGTAGTTGACTTCATTAAAGTTTTTATACGTTTCTGGCTTTGTTCGTTAGCTATTCTTGCTTGCTTACGAGCCTCTTGCATAGTCAAAGCTGTACTAACTTCTTCAGGAGAAGGTGCTGTTTGTACTGCTGTAGCCTCTGACTCAAGGTCAGCCATAGTACTCTCAATAGTTGGACCATAAATCATTGTGTCAACCTCAAGGGAAGTAGCACCAAGAGCTAACATTTGTTTGTCTAAGAACTTTAAAGCCTCTGAGTATTCTCTTATTTTACTTCCAAGTACAGTCTGTTTATTAAAGAAAGTAGGGTTAGATTTCTGAATTAAGGAGTATAGTTGACTGTTAGCTTGCTTTAGTTTTTGACCCCTATCCATTACCATAGCTTCAAAATCCCCACCATAGTATTCGTTGTGGATGTTTTGAACTTGAGCCTTTTGCCCATCAGACAGCTTAGGGGTAACATCATCCCAATAGCCTTCTTGATTGATCCTTACTTTCCAATCACTCCCGATAGTAGCAGGTTTATCCTTTAGTTCTGCTTGAATGAACTGACCCCAAACGGTCTTCTGTTTGTGAAGAGCCTTCTTTAGTTTTTCTTTTAGCACTAGACCAGTTGTCTCATCTACAGACGTAAGAGTGTGAAGCCTCTTGTATGTGTTAGGATTAAAGACCGTACTTAAGGTAGCCTGTTTTAAAATGCTAGGGCTTGTGTGGATACTAAGGGTTGCCCTGCTTACTCCAAGCCTGAACAAGTCCCTAGAGTACTCACCTTGGTTCTCATCTAACATACTTTCAGTAGTGGTCATACTGATCTGCGTATTGGCAGCTTCTTTTATGTTAGCTAAACGGACTTCAGGTGTTTGAGCTTCACCTAATTCAAGTTGATCTGATGGATGAGGCTCAGGTGAGTTAAGAATAGCCTCCTTAGTTACATTAGGATCATCCAAGTCTTTTAGACCTAATGATGTTGAAGCTATTGTATCGTACTCATCAAAGGAAAAGTCAGCATAGTTAAAGTCTTCAGGAGACAAACTACCTATAGCCTTTAGTGTCTCAGTAATCTTACCTGCTGACCATGTTTCCATAGCATTGTCATTGAGAAGTTGTGCAGCTATAAGGCTGTTCTCAGCAGTCGGATCAACCATGATTTTTTTAGCTATGACACCTAAGACATCAATGTTTAAATCTTTTAGTTTTGTCTGTTCGTAGGTAGCTAGGTGTTCAATAATACCTTTTATCTTATCCTTTTTCTTTTGCACTTCTTGGAACTGTTCTGTTGTAACACTTCTAGGTATGCTAGTAACAGCATCAGCAATTGCAAACCTATCCCTAAAACCTGCTATAGTTTCAGGACTAAGGTTTCCTTGGGCATTGACAATAGCCATACCTGCCATACCATGCTCTAGAAGACTATCTAAAGTACTTAACCACAGAGGTTCCTGTCTTAAAAATTCAGCCTGAGAAGCATTTGAAGAGTAAGCTATCATTAAAGCAGCGGCTTCATCTCTTTGATTAATCTCCATAGCCATTTGAAGTGCTTGTTCGTCCGTGGCATCAGGACCAAAAATCTCCTGTGCTTGTTTTTGACCAAGTAAAAGAAGGGCAGGATTATCTTTAATGTTTTCATAGGCACTTATAGCTAGTGCTCTGTTAGGATCAGAACTTGTTTTAAATTTGGTAGCATCAAAACCTGTCCTACGAGAAATAAGGTCAGTGTGTGCAGCAGTTATTTCAAAACCTTGGTTCTCTGTCTCAGTAATAATCTGTCTTATTTTTATTTCTTCATCTAAAGGACTAAGACCTTTATTTAAGACAGCATTAACTTTTTTACTGAAAGAAGCAAAGCCTTCTCTGTTTATACTGGCCTGTGTTGGTTGGCCTGACTTAACACTTGACTGATAACTGTCAATCATATCATTAATACCACCAAGGAAACCTGCGGCAATCCCTGCTGATGTTGTCTGTGGTGCTTGAACTGGTCTTTCGTAGGCAGTACCTGCTTCGCCTATATCCATAGCATAGTCTACCATACTACTGTCCTTCCATCTGTGAACTTAAGAAGTTAGCATCAACTTCTGTTTTTAATCTAATAGCATTTCTCATTATGTCAGGTATATTCTCACCCCTGACCATACGTCTTGTCATCTGAGACTTAAGAGTATCTGACATAGCTGAAGACCAAATCTTATCTTGTATCTCTTTATATATTTTCTCACCCTTTTTAAAGTCTTCTTCGTCACCATCAATCATAAGACGTAAAGCATAGTTAGCCTTGTTTCTCATGTTCTTCTCGAACTTTCTCCACTTACTATCTAGCTTATACACCCTGTCTTGATAGTCATAGAAGTTAGCTACAGGTGCAGGTGTCGCACCAAAAGTAGTTGCTAAAGCACTAGGGAACTCAGGTAGATTACCAACAGATAGCTTACGTGTCCTGCTACGGTAGTTCCCTGTTTCAATTAATTCATTAATCTTAGCTGCCTTATCAACACTAGATATATTTCTTAGGAGTTGTGTTAAATCTTCCCTAGCTATTGACGTTTGACCTGATGCTAAAGCACCTACAGTACTTATAGCTGCTGCTACAAAGTCACCTGTAATTTCACCTGATGGGCCAAGGATTACCTTGTAGAACTCATCAGTAAAGAGTTTCTTCATTGTGTCTTCTACTTGTTCGATAGGTGCTACACGTTTAGCATAGGCTGTTTCGACACCAAAACTTTCAGACAGAAGACGATCAAGTAAACCATACTTAACTGAGTTAAACACTTTAATTGACTCAGGGTCATCTGAACTGAAGCCCATCTTTTCTGAGGCATAACCTGCGAACCTGCCCATGCCAACACCTGTAAGACCGTACATCGGGCCTAGCACAAAGGCCATCCTAGCTCTTTCACCTGCATTAAAGTTACGACCTATAGCTATATTCTCCATAGCCCTAAGTGTAAAGGTAAGCCACTGAGTAGGTACTCTCATAAGCCCACTCTGAGCAAAGCTACGACTGGCTGATGTCATCCTAAAGGTTAGGTCTTGTTCCCTTGACATAATCCATGCCTTACCTTCAGCACTCAAAGGATTAATGTTAGGACGTTTAGCTCTGTGCTCAAGGAAAGCTGTTACCATTCCTGTCATACGAGAGACACGTTCACCTTCCTTAAAGAAAAGGGTTGACTTGTCTAACATTGTGCCAACACTCTTCTTAGCCCTTTGCCCAAGAGTACTGGAAACACCAAAGTTCTGAGGTGCTTGAAGTTCAAGGATGGTTGTGTCAATAATATTACGACCACTATCATCAATGTACTGCATCAAGAGTTTTAGTTCGTCTTCATCTAAGCCTATGCTCCTAGATACTTGGGCTAACCTTGTAACAGCTAAAGCCCTAGCCTCTGGTTTTAACATACCAGATGTAATCATCATCATAGGCATAGATAAAGCCAGAGCCTTACTACCCTGTCTAGGTGAGATAGCAGCTACTGTCAACCCATGTAAACCCTGAAGAGTAAACTGATCGGGGTTAAAGAAACCAAACTTAGAGTAGAAGCCAACCTTAAGTAGCTGAGAAGATGGGTCAGAGAACAGACCTATTTTACTGAAGTCAACTTTAAAACCTGATTTATTAAAGATAGCCTCAGTAGCTGAACTGGTAAAATTTTCCCACTTAACACTACTATCTGTTCGCATGTTAAGTCTAGCTTTAATAACTCTTTGTTGTTCAATAAGCTGATTAGCTAGGTCTGTATGTTCATTAGACTTTACAATTCTAGCTGAAAGAAATCTACCTAAGAAGTCTTGAGGACTAAGAGCATTTAGTTGAGGAAGGTTATCAATTACATTAGGATTAGCTTGGGCTAGTTTAACCCAACCAACCAAAGCATCCTGAGTTGCTGCCCTATTAGCATAGCCATAGACCTCAGACCCAAACTGGTCAGCGATAGCAGCGATAGGATTAATATTCTTAACGTCCTTACCACCAAACTCCAAGGGTGGTGTGTCAGAACGGCTTTTGTTTAGACGAATAGATAGAGTTTCTGCTGCATTAGAACCCATGAATACAGGGTCATCACCTAACCTACCCTCTGAGTCAACCCTAATAATAGGTTTCTGATCCCTAGCTTTTTCTACGAGTTCTTTTGTAAAGGTAATGCCGTGGGTTTGTTTAATCTTTACCAAGTCTTCTAGGTCAGTGAGGGTTGGCCTCCAAGTATTGTTAGCCCTAATAACCTTACCTAACTCATCGTACTCAACCTTAGTCAAAGAAAGCTGACTAATATCTGTAACACCTTTAGAAGCTAGAAGTTGATTTACTTTAGCTACAATAGCATTGACTTCACCTTTAGCCTTTAATATTTGACTTTTAGAGAAGGAACCTAGTAGTGTATTAAAACCACCTGAGTATTTATTACCTGACTTAAGAGTAACCTCAACGTCAGAACCTAAGAACCAACGTAGTCCACCGTTATTCCTTGGACCACCAATGTTGTATGGCATAACGTCAATACGTTCTAGTGCTCTTGTTTTTCTTATGTCAGTTACAAAGATATAACCACTCTTAGCTACACCTTGTTCTCTGCCAAAGGGTGCAGCTAATTTATAGACAACAGCATCAGAACCTAACTCAGATACTCTAAGAGCTTTATTACGAATGGGACTCCATACGAACTCACCCTCTGGCATAGTAACCTTACGACCATCAACACGATAACCTATTTGCTCAAAGTCATCAGCTATTGTCAGGTGTCTGCCGTTTTGATTTACAGCTTTCTTAAGGGCTGCACTTGACTGTATGTGCCAACTCGCATCGTTAATCTCAAGGACTGCTTCATAGGCATCCTGTACTTTTTTACTTGGTGTTTGACCGTGGGTAACTGTCCACTCAGCTGTAAACTGCTCCACACTAGGGGCATTTCTTGTTTTACTTTTACCTTGACCGTCCCTTAGTTCTTCAAAATACTTAGCTAAGTTATCTTGTTCTTTAGGTTTAAGAGAATTAATTTTCTTTTCAAAAGGATTGACAATCTCCTTGACAAGAGACTGACCTGACTCAGCCTGAAGAAACTTAGTTCCTAGTCGTTCACCTAAACGAATACTTGCAGCACCAAAGAGTTTACTAATGGTATCAGAAATAAAACCACCCTTATCGAAACGATCAATAGGGTCAACTTTATTCAGGACATCTAATCTTTCTTCTGCCTGTAAGAACCACCCATAGCCAGTGTCATTTTTAACAACACTTAGGTTAGCTTCCTCTGACAAATCAGCTACCTTTTGTGCATCACCTTTTGTCTTAAAGGGTGTTCCTCTTTCGTTCTTACCAAAGCGAACAGCTAGTTTGTAGTCATTGGAACCTTCATCCCAATACCTAAAACTATTAACGAACTTGTTGCCTGAGTTTGCAACAATATTTTGTGCTGTCCTAGTAGCTAAAGCAAAGATAGTTTCTTCTGGAAGATACTCACCAAAAGCAAACTTTCTGTTAAGTGTCTCTAGTTTTTCAATAATAGTCCTACGGATAACTGACTCAGTACCTGCAGCATTTGATGGTCTAGCTGATGGACTTTGAACTGGGTCTAGTTCCTCTGGAAGGTAACGACCTGCTAGTGTCTGGTCAGCCTGTACACCTGCATCGTCCACACTTCTAGCTAATACTTCTGCTGCTGCCTCACCACCTTCAGTAAGAGCTACAGCATCTACTGGCTTACGTATCTTCAGGGCTTCAGCTACCTTAATGCCACCCTGCTTGCCTCCTTTAAAACCTGCCTTAAGTGCTGCTGTACTCCACTTAGTTGACCCAAGGGTAGCTATATCTACTACACCAAATATTGCATTAACTGGGGCATAAGGATCGTTACCTGCATAGGTTTTATTGTGAGCTATAGTATGTAAAGTCCATATAGAGTCACGACTAAAGATACCTTCATTGCTTCGTTCATCTATGTAGTCTTCAGCCCAAGATTCAAACTCTTCATTGGTCATACCAGAGGTAAATGCCTCACGGATTTCCTTACCCTCACGGTTAGACCTAAATGTCACACCTTCAAATGCACCTAAAGTAATTGCTCTTAGTATATTGACATCTAAAAATGTGAAGAACTTACGTACTGCACCGTCATCATTTTCTTCTATCTTACGTTGCATGATCTGATCGAAGATACTTATTTTAGATAGAGTACTGTGAGCAGCAGGTGTAATACTTCCATCTTCAGCCATCATACTTTGAGCTAGAAGAAATTGGTCAGCAGGTAGTGAGCTTACCTTTTCTGTTCTGTTCTCCACTAAAGACAAAACATCTGTAGGTTCTAGACCTAACTCTCTACCAAAGTCAATAATACTTTCGGCTGTTATATTATTATTTAGGGTTTGAGCCTGAGTTTCATAGACACCATCCTCATTTACAACAGAGGGTCTTACTTCATCCTCAGATGTACCTGTAGCAATAGATAGCTCCTGAACCCTGTTGGTTACTGTCTCTGAATCAGAGGGTAGTAAAGGTTTAGATTTAGCCTCTGTACCCTGTAGTGTGGACAGAATATTAGCTGACTCAACTAAACTTTCTAGTGTTACTGCTGATGACATCTAGTCTTACCTACCTCTTGGTGGTCCATAGGGTGATGCTGCTCTGTTGGCTTTTATTCGAGTATTTATATTATTAGCTACAGCACCAAAGTCAGCGAACTGCATACCTAAGTTAGCTATCTGACCGTACAGTTGAGCCTGTCCTTCAGCCCTTGAAGCCAAACCTGAAAGCCGTGTAATGTCTTGACTAAGACCTGACATCATACCACCGTAACCTAAGTTAGCCCCTACTTGAGATGACAGAGCACCTGAACCACCTAGGAAAGCTGATGTATCTGCCATGCCTGTAGTGGCTGCTACGTTAGCTGCCCTAGCTCTAGCTATCAAACCCCTACGTACAGCACCCCTTCGTTCTCTTGAGGCTTGTGCTTCTTGTTGTTGTTCTTGCTTCCCTAGCATTTCTTTTTGAAATCTTGATTGTCTAGCTTGTTGTTGAAAGGATGCTGCCGTTCCAATAATAGCCAGTGCTGTAAATAATCCCATCTTATACTTCCTTTATATAAGCAGTTTCTGTTGGTCTAAAACCTTTACGCTTAAACAGAACACCTGCCTTAGTTCCCATAGTTTCGTCTATTGTTGAGAGCCTAGCATAGTCACAGCCTTTTTCTTTTGACCACTCAACATACTGATCTATTAACTTAAGTGATGTCTTTCCATTACGATGATCA